CGCCAAACATCTTGTTGAATGCCCAACCGAATGGTACAACGACCATAGTTAGGATGATGTTCCAAAATAACATTGCATCTATTTCCATGTTTAGTCGGCATCCTTGATGGTTAGTGTTCCCTCTGCAACTTGTTTTAGTATTTCTGCGTAGTGTGTGTTATCAACACTCATTGGAACAAACCATTCTTGTCCATCTATAACTGCAAATATAGTTGTATTATTTCCCTCTAAATCTGTACGATACTCTGCTGATGTAATATTCATAGTTTCTCCTTATAATTCTGATTCACATTTAAGTTGTGCAAAATATCCCTCACCAGCAATAAAAGTGCTACTAGATATTATTTGATAAAAACCATTTAAACTTGTTACGCTTGCGTTTGCAAATTCAGTGTCAGCATTGTTTGTTGCTCTTGATAATCTAGATGAAGTTCCGTTATAACTTATAAAAGCAAAAGATGGTGTTGCTCTCATATCTGGTATTCTATAACCACATATCAATCTAGCTACAGAACTTGCTACACCTGCAAAGTTTTGACTTTCAGTTTGAAAATAATATCTTTCACACAATTTTTTCTCTTCTCCAAATGACCTATGCTCAAATGGTGTGGCTACAGAACCTACTTCTAATTGCATACCTGTGATATACCATTCATTATCTGTTGAAGAAAATAAATTTGCTTGTCCCACTGCTCTATTTGCATCTGTACTACTTGCCCAACTTGTATTTAATGTTGCACTTGAACCTGCTGTATTTGTTCCTGATGCAAGAAACCATTGCACAAATAATGATTTATCATTGTCATCATCAAAAGCACCTGTGGTATCAGCAGGGAATGTTATTGTTTTCTTTTCCCATGTATTAGCACTATCTATTGTGTAAGATTTACTCACTTGTCTTGTATTATCATTATCAAATAATTCTACTATGTATGTGCCAGTAATATTAGATTTTACATGAAAAGATAAAGTATATTGCTCTGCATCTGATGTGCCTTTTTTAAATTGTTGTACATCTTGTCCTTCTAAAAATTGAGATATAGCTGCTCCACTAGCAGAGTTAAGACTAGATTCTGCTGTTGTAATATCTACTTTTAAACTATTTGCAAAACCATTAGGTGTATCTGTAGATTGTGTTATGGTAAGTCTACCACTATTCATGGTAAACCCATATCTCATTCTATCTAAAGAATATATACCTGCTGTTCCACCTATACTCGTAAAACTTGTACCTCTTTGTGCCACTTGCATAGCACCATTGTAAAGAATATTTCTTCGCCCACCAATCTGATTATTGGTTAGGACTTCACCCATCTTTGCTAATTCTGCTGCTTTACTCATGCTAAGTCTCCTTTAATATCTGCCGAAACATAATCATAATCAAGTGGTGCAGAGTAATTGCTATTCCAACATTCTACGTCAAATCCAGTAGTTGCGTATGTATTAGCAGGACTAGCTATGTTTTGGACATAATGTGTAAGCAGATAATTTGCTCCATTAGAAATTGCATAATCAGCAGCGTTCATATTATTGGAAAACGCAAAACTATGATTTCCTGTGCTATTATCAGTAACTGAGCTAAAATTGAAACTACCCCTTACTCCTGTTAAATCTGCAGTAGCATCTGAAGCAGACCCATCTACCTGTATCCATGCTTTAGTTAACCCTTGTTGCAGATTAGTTGTTGTACTATTGCCTTCACCCACAACGTCTATAGAACCTGCTGTGGTTACACCTGTAAATTTATCTACTTTAAGTTCACTTGCCATTATGCTAAGTCTCCGTGTACATTAATATCAATATTTGGAGTATCATTAAAAGTACCATTTACGTCAAACGTAGCAATTCTAAAAAGAGTAGCAGTTCTAGCTGTTTGTTGGTCATAAGCATAAACATTCCCATTTGAAGTGCCATTTTGTCCACCAGATGAACCTGCGTGAGCATAATTAGCATTGCTCATATTATTTGCAATAGTAATTGAATGGTCTCCTGTGCCATTATCAACTATAGAAGTAAGATTAAAACTATCTCTTACTCCTGCTAAGTCAGCATCACTAGTAACACTAGAACCATTGAAGTTTACCCATGCTTTAGCACTACCCTCTGCAACATAGCTCAAACCAATGCTATTATTACCACTTGCATCTTTTAATGTATTTACTCTTAATTCACTTGCCATTATGCTAAACTCCCAAAATATATATTTGTAGTTCCGTCTTGATCTACTACTCCACCATTTACATAAACAATTGAAACTCTTACTGAATCAGTAGCTAATGTTCTTGTTTGTGGCTGCCTTAATTCGTTACCACCAGTAACTCCACCTTGTCCTGTAGTTATGTCATTTGCAACACTAAAGGCATTTGTAAAATTTAAAGTATAATCACCAGTTGTATTATCTGTGCCACTAGATACATTAAGTGTTGCGTTTAAAGATTCATCTGAAATATGGAATCTAGCAAATGCTTTAGCAACAGCTAATACTAAATTCTGTGTAGATGTGCCAGATACATAGGTAGATGTACTACCTACCTTAACATTCGTGCCACCTGAACCTGCTTTGTCTACGATGTTATCTACATTTAATTGACTTGTCATACGATACTCCAATATCCATTAACAGTGACTGTCGCTGATTGTGTAATAGGACCTGCAGATAATCCGTTGGTTGTTGAACTGATTGTTATGTCTGCACTTATAGTTTGTCCATTTGTTCTGATGATACTGTTGTTGCCTAAGAATGGATATCTATCATCTGATTCAGTTTTAGTGTAAGTTTCGTTTACGGAGAACACATCGTAAACAACCATTTCTACGTGGTCATTTAAACTTGCACCTTGTACTAATACAACGCTTGTTCCTGTTGTTGCAGCGTAATCTGTTCCTGCTTTGAGCAACACACCATTCTGATACACATCCATATATAAAGTGTCTGTGTAGGCTAATGTTAAAGAGTTTGCATCACTACCACTGAAAGATGTTTGACCTTGTGTGGCTTGATATACAAATCTGTTTCTTACTCCATTAGTGGGTGATTTACCTATATATGCCATAGTTTATTCCTATTCTCCAAAAGCAATATTTGCATCGCCATCGTCAAATGTGTTTCCATCTGGGTCTATTTTTATTTGGGTTAATTCTCCTGATAATGAAACATGCCCACCACCAAAATGTACCTGATTATTTGCTGTGTCTGCAAGTTGAGCAGTCATAACCCAAGTATTTCCAGACATTCTACGAAGATGAATAATACCCTGAAATGTTGCTGCAGCACCAGTGGTAACTGTAAACCTAAATCCATCAGTGTGACCTTCAACAGCAGTACTAGGAGCAACCATAGCAGTAGCATTTACATAACCACTAGTAACAATTCCACCAGAAGTTCCTAGCTGAATGCCCATATCTTCAGTGCCACCTGTACTCATATCTCTAACCATTACCTCAACCCAATTTGTTCCTGAAGGTATGCCAGTAATCGTGTTTGCAGACGTTAGGTCAATTTCTGTAGCTAAGACATAAACAGGGGATGTAAGTCCTGCATCATTTACTGTAGTCAATGCCATAACTTACTCCTTATGCGTATGGACTATCACCTAATACAGATGTATCCCAAGCTGCCTTGAGCTTTGCGATTGTGTCTGCATCAGATATAGCTTTAGCTGCAGGTGCATCTCTAAGTGCTTTCTTTTTAGCTATACTTGCAGTTTTTGC